TGTAAATAATACATTAGTAAATGGATTCTTTCGAATCTTATATCGATTAAGATATAACGAACTAACACTTAGACCTGAGATAATTTCAAAGGATCTTCTAAGTTCAAGCTTTATAGCATATCAAAGAAACTTTGTTAGTGAGTTGTCTTTTGAAAAGCCTAATACCGCTTCAGAAGAAGGTGTTAACACCTCTGCCTAAAGGGTAAGTGTTCAATTAACTAATAATAAATCTATGATACAAATAAAACTTAAAATTACAATTAAGTTATTAAAAATTCTATTTGGTTTAGAACCTAAATTAACTAGAAGATTCTTGTATTATATAGATCATCTTAGAAGAAATAATGGTTTACAATATACTATTAAGTATATGAAATCAGTAAGACTTCATATTACTCGATATATATGTGGTAATCCATTATATTCTAATAAAGATTTAGTTTCTCTAACAAATGGTTTTCCTACTAACTTCTTATATTTGAAGGATATCATTGATTCTAATAATTTAATAAAAATTAGAGGAATAATGACACTTTTATACTTCACTAGAAGTATAAAACCAACAAAGTTAGAAGAAAGTAAAATAAAACCAGATTTTTCATCTATCACTAATAAATATAAAGGTAAAGATTATTCAATACCAATGTATTTTATTAATGATTGAGTTAAATCAAATAATTTCAGTAAACCTTTACCAATCTTTGATGGAAAACTTCACTACATAAGTAGTAAAGGTTCTCCATTTGGAAAGGCAACTATAACAGGTCCATTTGCATTATTTTATATGATGCAAAACTCACATGATATGCTTAATTCTTTTATTAAGCTTATCGGTGAGACATCATATAATTTACTCTTTGGTAATTTCATGAAATTATTATGAAATGACCATAGATTAATGACAAATGGTAAAGTTATAGGTAGTTTAGGTAAAATTAGTATTGTTAAAGATCCAGAGTTAAAGCGTAGACCAATTGCGATGTTAGATTATAACTCGCAAATGCTCTTACGTCCTATCCATGATGATTTACTTAAAAATTTAAGTAAACTATCACAAGATAGAACCTTTACTCAAAATCCATACAATAACTGGAAGCCAAAAGGTAATAAGTTCTGATCATTAGATCTATCATCAGCAACTGATCGATTCCCTATTTCTTTACAAGGAAAAGTAATTTCATCTATTTACAAAAATAGAGAATTTGCTTCTGCTTGGGAAGAAATATTAGTAAATCGGGATTTTCAGTATAATGATATATCAATGAGATACAGTGTTGGTCAACCTATGGGAGCATATAGCTCCTGGTCAGCTTTCACTTTAACTCATCACTTAGTTATTGCTTGATGTGCCCACATTTGTGGGTTATCAAACTTTATTGATTATATAATTCTTGGTGACGATATCGTTATTAATAATGATAAAGTTGCCAGAAAATATATATCAATAATGAATAAACTAGGTGTTGATATATCACTACAGAAAACTCACATAAGTTCAAATACTTATGAATTTGCTAAAAGGTGAATTAAAAGAAAGGTTGAAATCAGCCCTTTACCATTAAAAGGTATATTATTAAATATTAAAAATCCACAAATTGTTTTACAACAATTGTTGATTTATATGTCTAATAATAACCATAATTTTAATGGAAGTGTCTTAGAGTTAGTTTGTAAATTATATACTAATTTAAAAATTGGTAAAAGGTATTATACCCTTTCATCAATTAATAAAAGAGTATATGATTTCTATTATATACTAAGATTTGCTTTTAAAACAATTTCTAATGATGAAATACGATTGTATTTAATCAATAAAGGAATTGAGCAAAACTTAATACCTAATAGTGAGCTAATTCCCGCATTTATGCGGGAGCTCTTAATCTTAGGATTAGAGTCTCAAGCCGAAAAAGCTGGTAACGATGTATATAAAATCGCTACAGATTTTATTGGACAATATTCAAAATTTGAAAATTTTGAAATTACATGATTGGCTTCCCATCCTCTAACTCATGGTTTGTATAACAAACTTAACCAAATCAAAATTGATTTGGAAAAGGTAATTAATTCTAAAGATTTAGATTTAATTGATGTTATGACATCTATGAGAATAGAAAAGGTTGATAAAATAGTATCGATGGTGAGAGATCACCAGAATACTGTTTCATCAATGGATAAGTTATGAAAAGAATCTATCAAAAATCTTAAATCTTTTGATGGAAAATCTTTTCATTTTAGTTCTTACCCAACCTGCGGACAGGAAACTGATCTTAATGTATGAGAATCTATGTTTTTATCAAATCTAAGTACACCGAAAGATGTACTAGAATTGCTAAGAATCGGTCATTATAATAATCCTAGAAAATCTAGTTACATGATGTGATAACATCATGAGTTTAGATTCCACTAGAAGAATTTTTAATAACTCCACAATATGTGGCCATTTACCATTGCATTAACTGCATT